CGATGTAGCTAGCGCTATGTATGACGCACTTTCAGCAGGGGTGCAAACAGCAGATATACAACAGTTTATGGCGCAAGCGACTCAAACGGCGACAGCTGGATTTACGGATACAGCAACGTCGGTCGATGTATTGACTACAATTTTGAACTCTTACGGAATGAAAGTTTCTGATATAACTAAAGTATCAGATCAATTGCTATTAACTCAAGAAAAAGGCAAGACAACGGTTGGCGACTTATCTAACGGATTGGGAGACTTGGTTGGTTTGGCTGCTTCCGCAGGGGTTAGCTTTGAAGATTTGATGGCCGCTGTTGCTGCACTTACCGCAAACGGACTAAAGTCTGGGCCTGCAATAACATCACTCAAAGCAGCGATCAGCAATATGGTAAAACCAGCAACACAGGCGACAGATCAAGCGCAAAAGCTCGGAATTTCTTTCGATTCACAAGCTTTAAAAGCAAACGGATTGCACGGAATGCTCCAAAATCTAAAAGTTGCAACTGGTGGAAATACCGAACAAATGGCGCAATTGTTTGGATCTACAGAGGCACTTAATGCTATGCTTGTGCTATCTGGGCAAGGTAATGAGGCTTATACAAGTACGTTAGAAGAGATGAATGGTTCTGCCGGGAAAACGGCAGAGGTGTTCGAAATTGTGAGCAAAAATCCATCGAAAGCATTCACGGACAGCGTAAACAAAATGCAGAACAGCCTAATTGAGCTTGGCATTGCATTAACTCCAATTATCAGCGGATTGACTGGATTGTTTTCTGTTTTGGGGAGCATTCCGACTCCTGCCCTTATAGTGATCGGTTCGCTATTTAGTATGGCAGCAATTCTTTTGCAAGTAGTAAAGGGGGTTGGTGTGCTAACAGCATTGGGGGGAACGGTCGGAACGTTTTTCGGGACTTGGAACGTTGCTGCGCTAAAAACAACCGCTATTATTATCGGAGTTGTCGCTGCGCTTATTGCATTAGGTGCGATTATTACCGTGCTGATAGGAAAGGGCGACGACTTGAATTCTTCGCTAGAAAGAACAGGTCGAACGGTTTCGGACATAACCGGAGCTTCAAATCTGACAAGCGGTCAGCGAATCCCACCTTATGCCTCTGGAACAAACTTTCACCCAGGAGGCCTTGCCCTTGTTGGCGAACATGGAGCAGAACTATTAGAGTTGCCAAGAGGTACGAGAGTGTACAACAACGGAGATACGCGAAAAATACTATCTGAGCAAAGCGGTTCCGGTGGCGATACATTCCGAATCAATGTCAACGTTGAGAGCCTGAAAGATATCGAACAACTCATGAAGATTGCCCGTGACGCGCGCAGAATGGAACGAATGGGGAAGGTGAAAGCCTAATGCTACAATTTAGCGATATCTGTAAATACAGCAACGGATATGATTTCGTTTGGAGCGGAAGAATAACGTTTCCTAGTGAGCTGACTGGCGCAACCTTTACGGACGGCTGGGCGATCATTCCTGGTACCGGAACTGTAAACTATGATGTAACAGCTAAGTTCATAACATCTACCGAAACCATAGACTGGCAAGAGGCTGGAACAGTTCAGGCTATAGACGGATATGCAATAGTTCCGGTTTCGCAAACCAAAAGAAATAAAATTGTTTCCAGGTTCCTTTGTGACTATTCAACCGTGCTAAACGATCAGATACTAATGCTGTGCAACACCGGATGGAGTAGCGGAATCTCAGGCGCGTTTTGGAAGCTTAGAATTGGTGAGCCAAGTAACTACTCAGTAACAAACGCCGTTGCAAGCGACAATTGCCGAGACAATCCAATTACCGTATCTTGGGACGTTTTGGCGCAAACGGTATATTTCATTGAAATTTTGGATGAATCTGACACAGTGATTTACACAGTGACGACTAATAGCTCCGCAAAGCAAACGGTGATTCCAGCTGGAACGCTAGATGCCGGAAGCTATACAATTCGATTACAGGCAGGATACGATCTGTCTCAAGCGCTTAATAGTTCTGGCGCTGGCGTTCAAACTTCCATAACGAATCTGCCTATAACACTGTGGCGAATTGAACCAAAAATCATCGCATTTGAGCCAGATGGAGTTGCGCAGAACAGAGAACAGCCTATTGATATAACGTGGAATTCAGAGAATCAGCACAGCTATGTGTTAAAAGTGAAGCAAGGCGGGGTTGTAGTTGCTGAGTATTCCGGAACAACCGGGACGGCAGAAACCATTCCTGCTAATACGCTTGCATCTGGAACAACCACACTTGAACTTACACTCAAATATGTACCAACATGGGGAACGGAGGCCGATGCCGTGTATGCATCCGATATTATAAATTTTGAGGCTTACGGCACACCGCCACAGCCTGTATTAACTACACCAGAAACCGTTGACACTGCATTTCCTCAGATCACGTGGACTTCTAGCGAACAATATACATTCAGGCTAAAAGTGTTGAGCGGTGAAACCGTGCTACAAGACACTGGCGAAGTTCCATCCGAGCTGCAATTCTATACACTTACGCAGCCATTGGATAACGGAGTTTACGCGCTCTCGCTGGTAGTTAAGAATCAGTACGGTATTTATTCGCCAGAGGCAACAAAAACGCTAACGGTATCCTATGTTCTTCCTCAAAAGCCAATCATGTATTGCGCTGGAAACGATGATGACGGTACGATTTCTATTAAAGTTTTTAACGCAGACACTGGTAATTTTGCACACTGCGATCTATTTCGCAAGCTTGATGGTGATTGGGTTCGTATCGCAAAAGAGCAGCAAGCGAACTTCGAATTCATAGATTATTTTGTAAAACCGGATGCAATCTACCAATACAAGGCAAGAGCGATAGGATCAACGTCCGGATACATGGACAGCGACATTAAAGCAGCGAAAGCATCCATCGTTTCCACTCAACTATTCGAGCTTGACAAACCAGACGATCAAATTGATTTACGGCTAGAGCCTAGCAGAGAAGAAACAGCACATCGAAGCGTACATTTCATGACATATGCAGGAATGCAGGCCCCTACTGTTGAGTTTGGAGAGGAACAATACTCAACGGTTGCGGTCTCTTTTTTTGTTCGCTTTTCCGATGCAGAAAGGCTAAAGCAGTTGTATAACACGGCGTCGGTATTGTGCTACAGGGATAGCCGTGGACGCTTTCTGTATGGCTTCATATCTTCCGATCCTGTGATAAGAGATGGTGCTTATGGATGGTGCGCAATAGGGTTTGATTTCACACAAACACATTACACGGAGGGGGTTTAATTGACTGATTTTGAATTTCTTTCGCAGCCCGGACGAACGGTTTCTTTCCGGTACGAATGTCTTGATAAAAACGACCAATTTAGGTTTCCGGTTTCCGTGATAGATTGCACTGTGACTTACGATTCATTGAGCGAATTAAAATCGTCTGCACGTTTCTCTATGCCGGACAACCCGTCTGTTGATTTTTTGAATGACAGAATCCGTGTCGTTTGTGCTGTAACCGTTGGAGCAGAAACGAGAGAGTATCCGCTCGGTGTGTATTTGCTTTCGAGTCCAGCAAGAAGCACAAACGGACTATCTGTAACAAGAGATATTGAGGGATACAGCAAACTACAAATCTATGCTGATGATCTCGTAGAATCAAGGCACATCGTGACGGCTGGGACAAATGTTGTGAATGAGGTTATTCGGTTATTGGGTGTTACTCAGTACCGGATAGCCTCAAGTGCTTTAGTGCTGGCGACTAACCGAGAATGGGAGATAGGAACTTCCAAGTTGAAGATTATCAACGATCTGTTAGAGGCGATCAACTACACATCCCTTCGAGTTGCAAACGACGGGTACTTTGAATCCAGCGTTTATATTCTCCCGGCTGACCGAACGGTAGACATTGCTTACCTCAATATTCCGGGTTGCGTGTTGGGTGCAGACCTAACGGACGACTTGGATCTGTTTTCCGTACCAAACGTATTTATCCGCTACGTGGATAATCCAGATGTGCTGGCACTTCGATCTGTGTATGTAAACGACAATCCGTACAGCCCATCCAGTACGGTGAGCAGAGGTCGAAATATAACATCCTGCGAAAAGGTGGATGACGTGGCAGACCAGACAACACTAGACGCTATCACGCGCAGGGATGCAGCTAACGCCTCACAAGTATATTCTCACGTAAGATTTTCAACAGCAATCATGCCGATACACGGATATATGAACACGATCAGACTACAGCATAAAACGGTAGACGGAATCTACCAGGAAACCGGATGGGAGATTGATTGTGAGGCTGGCGAAATGATGCGTCACACGGTTAGAAGGGTGGTGCAAGTGTGATGGATATAAAAACCGCAACAGTGACGGCGGTTGATGGCACAAAAATCAAAGTTAAGTTCGCAGAAGATACGGACGCTTCAACTATTGGATATTCCATGCTTGCTAGTGTAACAGCTTCCACGGGTGATACCGTACTGATGTTACGGACCAGCACAAGCTATATCTGTATAGGGGCAGTGAAAAAATAAGGAGGGATTCTATTGGTTCAGACGCATGACATTATACTAGATGTCACAGACCCACGTGCTTTAAACACCGACATTGTAATGGTGCAGAACGATAACAAGTCGAACGTGCTACATATCACAATGCAAGGCGTAACCGACTGGACAGACGTAACGGGTCAAGCAAAATATGGACGCTCAGATGGCTTTGCTGTGGTAGACAGCATTACATTTGTTGATGGAGTTACAGATCACATTGTACCGCTTGCAGCCTTGAACGTTGCTGGGACTGTGCAATGCGAGGTGACGCTATTCAAAGGCGAAATTCGGGCCACTACCAATCAGATAAGGTTTATTGTCCGAGCAGATATTAACACAGATCCATCTCTGATTGCTGATACAAATTTTCCAATTTTAGACCAGCTGATTAAGGACACAAAAAATTTAAACAACGAAGCTGCAGCAGACGCGGATAGAGCAGAGGCAGCGGCTACTACAGCTACAACGGAGGCAGATAGATCAAAGTCAGAAGCGGATAGGGCGGCAGAAATTGTTGACAGCAAAGCCGACAAAACATCTCTCGACACAACCAACCTAACTCTCTCCAAAACCAACTCCGAACTATCCACTCTCTCAAACATCGTCTCAACATTAAACCCAAACAATGAAACAAAGCAAACTGTATCAGGCTATGACCGTATTTTAAGCTTGCCTAAGAACGCCGCGAATGCACCTGTTGGTTTAAAAGTGGATGGTATGACGCTAAAAAACGAGTTGAATTATAACAATGAAACATGGGCTGAGTGGACTAAGGTTGACGCTATTGGTGATTCTACTGGTTTAGAATTTACGCTTAGTGATATTACTAATGCGAGAGCAAGTATACCAACGAACGTAAGAGTAAATACAAAATATGGTTTGCTTTTCAGCGTCATAAGCAATGGTCTTACCGTAAGATATATACAAACTGGAAACCAACTAACGGGAGTTTACACAAATATTGTTTCTCCTGCGCAAGTTGGAAATATAAAACATGTTTTTACAACGCAATCAACTATAACTAATAATTCATTAACATTAACAGCAAACAGTTATGGTGATGGCGGTTTAAAGGTGAAACTTGCTCCTAATATCCGTATTTATGAACTTCCAACAGGATCAGAAATAGAATCCGATTTTAACACAATGACCGCCGATCAACTTGCTATTAAGTACCCATATGTACAGGGTGGGAGCTT